TTTACAAGTAGATTGATACCAATTCCAATGACTCTCTTTCGTGGTTACACTAAGAGCCTCTTGCGCGTTTTTAATCGGATCATCAATAATAAAAATATCAGCTGGGCGACCAGTAAAACCACCGCCGACACCATCCGCGATATAACTGCCAGAGCCATTAGGGCTTGAAAACTCCCCATTTCGATTGATTTTGTACTTGTTTTGCTCTTCAGTGACTGGGAACAAGATCTTGTGCTTGCTATCTGCTAAATTGCGACGCACATCAAGGCTCATTGCATCCGCAAGCGTGGCAGAATAGCTCGCCGCCGCAATCCTCCAATGCGGGAAACACCCGATCAAAAACGCTGGTAATTTACGGCTTACTATCTCTGAGTTGTGGGTTGGTATTAATGAGTGCCCAACAAGATACAGACCATCATCGCGATCAACTTGCACGCAATTCCCAGATTTTCCCCAATCGCCGATTTCAATCGATTTTATGGCGATCATACGGCGTTTTGCATGCTTGTGGATTTTTTTGCGCTCAAGACGGCATGGGATGTCGCAATCAGGATTGAACCCAACAACCCAATAATCTTTTTTACCCTCAATCCCGCTGCTGCTCATTTTTGGCGACTCTTTGACCAATGTTGCGCGCCACCCGAATGTTGCAATCAACTGGCAAACTGAGTCAGCAAGCGACTTTTCAGCAGTTGTAAATACCACGCGGCCATTTTTTTGATAAACATAACCATCAGTGTCTATCAGGCCGGCCAATAATTGCAGCCTGTCGGCCAATGGAGCAGTAAAGTAGTCGTCTGGAATGAATTTCCCGCGCCATGCGCCCACCGCTGAATTGACACCCGCCACTTTCAAATCAGTCCAAAGTTTTTTAAATGACGTGGTGATTACTCCCGTTTTGTTGTGCCCCCATGCTGACATCACCGGATAGCCTTCGTCAATGATTGCGGAAACAATTGCGTGGTCTTTCGCATCTCCGCTAACCCTGGGGGCGACGCGCGTGCCGTCACCAAGCCATGCTCCCAATGTATATGGTTTGACCGGTAACGCCCTGGGTTCGCCTGCTAATGGCGTTACCGGTGGCAATTGGTAGTTAAATCGGGAGCCACGCACGCCTTCTATCCCGCTGCAAACGAACGAGTTTTTACGTCCTGAGCGTCGCCCGAGCGTAAGCATGTCACGAGTCTCTATGGTAACCATACGCTTTTTATCTCGGCTTCGGACTGTCCACTCGTGGCGCTGGTGGCAATAAATCACCGTGCCATCGGTCATTGTCACTTTGGCGTCAGACGGTGTTTTGTCCGATATTGCAATTACTTTTGTTGGGTGACCATCAATCGAAAATACATAGTCACCAGGGGACAATTCGCCATGTGTTTTCCAGCCTTTAGTTGTCAGCACCGGTGTTTCGTCCGCTATCTGCTTGCCATGCTGCGGGGGCGCTTGCAATACTAGTATTGGGCGCAGCCCCGCAAGCACATCTTCGATAAACTTATCAAGCGCCTTGCAAACCTCGTCAGAAAACCACGAACGAACAAAGCCCGGCGTTGTATATTCGATGTACGCCATTAGCCATTTTCGTGCCTGCCGGCGTCGAATCAACTCAGCCGCCGCATCTGTTTTGCTAATCACTTGATTTTATAAGGGCCGCAAGCTGGTCATCTGTAAGCTCTGACGCGGTGATCGTAGACAAAGCCATTGGCCCCCCATTTGGCCCGCTCACCTCTTTTTTGTCGATCATCATGCCGAGGTATTTTGCAATATTCATCAGCGCCGCATCCTGATCTCTCATCAGCACTTTTAGGCCCTCTTTGGTTTTCTGCACGCCACCATATAGCCTTTTTGCTGGCCCCTCAAGCGTTCGGGTGTCTGCTATGTAAACCTCTTCTTTGCCCAGGCCGCCACACTCTGGGCAATCCTTGTGAGGCGGCAGGGTAAGGTTAAACCCAAACCCTCCCGAGCCATCGGGTGCCTCTTTCTGCTTGTTTAGAGCTTCTTCAAGCTCGCCGTCATATTCTGCTTGTGTCCACTGGTAACGGTGATCAACACCATGACAATGCCTACAACACGTGCGTCGCAGTTGTGTAATCTCGTTCGGATCTGCTGAAGCAATATCAATCCACTGCTTCAGCACCCACATGGCGTCAACCTTGACCTCTTCTGAGATGACCTTTTTTCGGCTCTCGACCGCATCTTTTATCTGTTTTTTTAGTAAGAGTTGACTCGCTAGCTTGCGCGCAGTTTGTTTTGAGTAGCCCGCGCGGATAGCGGCTTGGCAGCCGTTGAAGTCAACGCAATACTCGTCAACGAATCGCTGCTGGCGCTCAGTAAGTGGATTTGTTTGCTTTTGTGGTTTTTTCTTCATCCGACAATGATAAGGCCGTTTTGAATCATAATCAATAGGCAAAAAAGAGCCCACAGCCATAAAAGCCGTGGGTTGGGGAGTTTACTACGCTTCGCCCCAAAATAGATCGATCAACCAGGGAGGAAACAAAAATTTAACATGATTGTTTGTTAATGTCAAATTTTATCTATCCTGTTTTTAAATTTGTCTGTTGCCATATCCATTATTGTATTCCCCCCCGTCCAGCCAATGACCCCGCATACGGCAAACTTTAACAGCTCAGGTGCGCCGTAATAGTCAAGCAATGCACCTCCCACAATCGCCGCAAAGCCTGAAGCGAATACCGCCGCAAAGTTTTTCTTTGTAAATATTTTCTCATCCTCCGCAGCAGAGTGAAAAAACTTCTGGGCAAATGCCCCTACCATTGCAATGACCACGTGACCAAATTTGTTTACCATTTTTACGACCGTTATAAAAAACTCTTCCATCCTCAACCTCCTTTCTTTGTTTATATATGCCGCGTCAAATGGTGACCACACGCATGACCCGCCGTGGTTCAAGCAGCACAAATATCGCTAGGGCAGGAAGTATTTTGCAAAATAGTGTTAAAAGCTCATCCATTAGAACCAAGTTAAGCTCCCCTTTTGACCACATAACCCAATCGAATATAATCGTATCAACGAACGCAGCCCACATATTTGAATAAGCACACCTATACCCAAAGCTTTCGTGCCAGCGCGTCGAGAACAGCACACCATCTACCGTCGTTGATGCTATATAAGCAGCCACACTAGCCATTGCTATAAACGGGTCACCGGCAACGTAGGTGATTACGCACCCAATCCCTACAAAAATCATCGAGGGATAAAAACCATTTCGGGCTGGGTATTTTTGTTCGTAGGCCGCGTGTACCGCGTCTCTAAGCACGTAAGTAATGCCGACCATCGTCGATGCAACGATGTTATATCCCCCCGAGTTCCAGGCTAACATTTGTAGCATGGCCACGTCGTTCACGGTCCACAACATCAGCAAAAACAAAATACCCAGGGCGACCCACATGTAATTTTTATTTTTCATAGGTTTTCTTTCAGAACGGCACATCGTCGTTCAGGTTGCTTGTTTGCGGGGCTGCCTGCGGTGGTGATCTGCTGTAACTCCCGCCGCTTGCTTTTGCGTAATTGTCGGCGCCATGCTGTGCGTCCGCACGGGGTGGTTCGCTTGGGCTATTTTGACCATCATTCTTACTTGCGAGCATGTTCAATACGCTCCCGCTGATCTCTGTTGTGTATCGCTCAACGCCCTGGGGATCTGTCCATTTGCGGGTTTGGATTTTACCTTCCACGTAAACGGACGCGCCTTTTTTTAGGTATTGCTGACAGATTTCTGCCTGCCGCCCAAAAAAAACTACCCTATGCCATTCGGTCGATTCCTGTTTTTGCCCGCTCTTGTCTTTCCAGACGCTGCTTGTAGCAATAGCCAGCGTTGCAACAGCCTCACCCGACTGTGTGTACCTAATTTCTGGATCGCGGCCCAGATTGCCGATCAGCATTGCTTTATTGAGTGATGCCATTATTTAAACCCCTTATCTGTGTGCAGCCACGCCAGTCCTATGGCGTCTCTTGCGTGCTGTGAGCAGCGACCTAGCGTCTGCCCGATGTATTTTTCTAACTGCTCTGTTTTGAGCTTCTTAAGCTTGTTCTTGCGCGGGTCAACCAGCACAAAATTAATGCCACGTGCGGTCAAAAACTCTTCCCAAATCTGACAATCCCGCTTTACACTGCCGACGCCCATGCGCGCTGCTGAGCCATTTGGGCCGATATATTTACACTTTCGCGCGTCTTCTACGACGACGAATAGTGGTTGCTGTTGTTTTTCTGCAACACCAGCGAACGAGTATACCCACTCCATGGCATCATGGATCTTGAGTGACCTTTGGCCAACAATCACGCCCGAGACAGTCAAAACGCCGACCCCCGTATTCACTCCCGGGTCAATCCCAATAACGATCTTATCTTGCATTTTTCTTTTCCCTTTTAGCCCATTCTACGCGCTCCTCTGCTGATCCCAGGCCCTGCGCGATCAGAAAGTATCTGACATGGCAATCTTTAAGCTCCAGACGCTTTGCGATCTGCGCAACAGGTAGCTCAGGATGCTTTTTTACAAGCTCCAATATGTCCGCTTTGTAGTTTTGTTTAAGCGCCCTGGACACTTTGTCCAGCCTCTTCCAAAACGATGATGTATTATCAAACAGCATGCCTTTAATCTTTCCCGGATCGATGTCCACGATTGTACAATCAAATTCAAAGTTCTGTGAGTGAAAGTACCCAATTGCTTGCAGCCTTTGGCTTCTGCTCGTCGTGCCGGACGATAGATCTTTTACCGCCTGCAAGATTATTGACGCAAATAGCCTGCGCTCAGGATCCTGCTCTGCGTAGACCGTAGTCTCGTTTTCGTCAAGCTGATGCATTGTTAGATATCCTTTCCAGCATTTTTGACACATCCACGAGCGAGTTTGTTGGCTCGTTCTCCACACCCATCTCAAGTACCTTTTGTGCCGCTTTGGGGTCGCCAATCATGACCACTGGCCATTGCGTGTACCTGCTGTCGTTAACGGTTCCGTTTGCCACGTTTTCAAACTCAATCACGCCCACAAGCCTGCTCGGCCAATCCTTTACAGCCCCAATCGTGGTCTTGTACGACTTGTACCGATTGATAAAATCACGCTCAATGAAGGGTAGCTCGTCGTTGGTTTTTGCCCCAAATCCAATCCAACCGCCCATGTCTCTACATACCAAGTGTATGATTTGGTCATCAAATGCGACGGTGCTGTATGAGCCGTAATGACGCACTGCATTGATAAACTTAGTCCACGCCATGGTGCCTTGGTCTTTGGATGACCCCTCCAGCTTTTCGATAACGTCCGCCATTTTGGGCATCCATTTGCCGTCAACAGGGGTGCGCATATGCGCAACACACGCAGCTTTTACGGCTTGCTCGCCAAACTCTTTCGCCATGCTTACCCAAGATTCGGCTGAAAACTCCGTCAAAGTTTGACTGTAGTATTTATGCAGCCCGGCAATAAACTCCATGTACTCATCAGAGCAATTTAAGTGATCCATGTCCTTCTTTTCCTTTCGCGTTAGGGTTTTGGGTTAAATCTTGGGTGTTTTCGGTGATGTCTATCTCACCGCCGGCTATCTGACCCGATCGCCATTTTTTTAAAAAATTGTCGTTGGTCTCGTCGATGGCCTGTTGTTTTGTCTTGTATGCCGACGAGGATGCTCTCTGCTTAGTCCACTTAATGTCCTTCAAGATCCATTTTTTCCAAGTGGTTCGCCAGTTTTTCTTTGTTGCTTGCGCTCCTGTCTGCTCTGTCCAGTGGGCTTTAAATGTCTCTGCCTCAAGATGGATAGACTCATCACTAAGCGTTAACCCATACTTAGCCGCCAGCTCTTTGGCGTCGTTAACCCAATCATCCGGCAACTCCCAATCTTCGGGTAGACGAGATCCCCTCGAGCTGCTATCATCCTGAGTACGCTTCTTTCTCATTTTAAGCCCCGTGGTTGCGTTTAAATCCCCCGGATGTCTCAATATGTCACCCTCGCCATTTAAACTCAATGGTGGCGATTCTTGATGGGTTAGCAGTGCATCCTCAACTACAACGCTCACCTCTACATCAACGTCAATCCCGTGTTTAGCTAGCTCTAACTTAAGTCCAGATATAGCCCCTCTACACTGTATGCGACGCACCGGGCTTGTCTCAGTCTCTAGTTGCTGCTCGAGCTTTTTGATCTGATCCCGCATGTCTTGCTCTAACTTAGGGTCAAGTTGGGGATAGACCTGGGGCTGTAGTTGGGGCTGAGCGATTTGAGCGATTATGTTTTGCGTATTTTGCTCAAAGTCTGTTTTTTGAGCCTGCGCTTGATTACAAGGCTTACTTTGAGCGATTTGAGCGATTTGCTGGGGAGGGGGCGACGAAGTTGCACCAATCTCAGTACTAGTCTCAGTACTAGTCTCAGTAGAGTAGATGTGTTCATTTTGATCACATGGAGAGCTGTTCAATTTGATCACTTCCATGTGTTCATTTTGATCACATGGAGAGGTTATACTTTGCAACCTGTTATAATCGATAGAATAGTAAGATGTCCTGTCCCACTTTTTTTCGCTTAGATAATCTTTAGTAACGAGACCACGATCAACAAGGTTTTTTAAATATCTTCGAATTGACATTTTTGAAAAAAACGGGAATTGTTTCGCCCAGTCGTCCTGGGTGTCACGAATCCAATAGCTCCCATTGTGCAGAATTTGATTACCTCCCCTTCGTTTAATCTCTAACCAGTAATGCATCTGCTGCAAAATTATTGCCTCTGGCAAACCTATGGCAACAGCAAGAGAAGGTAAAACAATAAGCGGATACTCGTCTATGAGAAATTTAGCCATGGCTCGCGCCTTCGGGTAAGTAAGCTTGTACAAGTTCGACTATTTTTTCGAAATCTATCTTGTACCAAATCTTGGCTGGCATACCCTTTTTTTGCTCAAGTAAAACAGAAACGGCGCGAAGTCGTGACCTTGCCAAGTCCAATTCCCTGCGCGTCAATCCTGTCTCCATTTCCCATTCTTCTTGAGTCCTGCAGAGCCAGCCGCTCTGATCCGACGCCATCTTACTTAAGTAAATCATCTGACTTAAGAGCAAAGCGCCGGTCACGCCGCCAAAAGATACGAAAGACCGATGAAAAGCAATGGGGGGGTCCAAAAAAAACAATGATGATTTAGGGCTCATAGGGTTCATAGGGTCACCCCTTGTACGTTCAGCTTAAATTTATCTGGGCCTGATTGGATGATTAGGCCTTTTACCAACAAAGAATATAAAACGCTGTCTACTCCCCGTCCTTCCATGTTTGTCATGTCTTTTAGATGGTTTTTAGACGCGTCGCTTGACGCATATTCCGAATAAGAAGCGGCGATCACTACAAGAACAAACTTTTCAAGCGGGTTGATATGCTTAACTGAGAAGGCCCAATCCATGGAATGAAAGCTCATATAACCACCTCCCTAAGCTGATTTATTGGATCTTTTTGGCACAAATGCGGGCCATTCGAAAACGTCAACCTTACCTTTTGTTATTTTTTTTATTTCGATCGCTCGATGGAGGGGGATTCGGCACTTGCCAAGTATCCATTGGCTGACAAGGCCTTGGGTGACGGGTGGAGACAGGGTTTTTGCAAACGCAGTTTGACTCATGCTTTTATACGATAAGTACTCAGATAATTTCATTTTTCGAACCTTAAAATTTGGCATAAATAATATATATTAGCATTGTTTATGCTGACTGTCAATAAGCGATACTCTTGGATGGTGTGTTCCGCTCGTTGACTTAAATAGTGACTCATACCATATCAAATCCCCACCTAAAGTATACCGTTAGTCGTGTTTGAGAAATTGAAAACAACACATAAACAAGCGGTTAGCATTTTTTTAATCTTTTATATAAGCGTTGCTGTTGATTTATGTTATAAACAATAGTAATATTCATCTTAACGGAGGGCGCAAATGAGAACAGTAATACTTGATTTTTTGATTGTAACGGCCATTTTGGCCACCTTTTTAGTGTTTTCTTTTTTTGATTTGGGAGTTTGATATGGATACAAGATTAAAAGCCTGGATGTTGATCCCGGCGAATTTGGAAGATGTGACGGATCGTAATCAATTTTTAAGACGCTTTATTCAGCACTTGGAGTTTGTGGGCTTTTCGAAGGATCGCGCTTCGGCTATGGCCAATGAGGCGGCTGATTATAAGTTTAATGCTCAGGAGCAAAAAAAACATCTAATGATGTCACCATCCCTTGTTATCTCAACAAGCGGAGAAATCTCAAGCGTAAGAGTTCCGCCCAGCCTTGAGGGTATTACCGACCCGGACAAATTCGTTTGTGAGTTTTCCATCTATTTGCATGAGGGGCTAGGGGTGCCCCGGTTTAGTGCCATAGAAACCGCTGTAAAAGTAGCAAAAGAACGATTTGGGGAAACTAAATGAAAACATACGGCGCGGCAATAATTATTTCGGTCGAGCAGGACGATGACGGTGCGCCGAGAGCCATGCTTATGAAGGCGGAATTTTTTGATGAAAACGGCGATTCAGTTGACCACCCGCAGGATAAAGTGCTTGCTCATCTCTTAGCCGACAAAGGTCGATTTAAGCTCGTAGATATAGTCGAAGAGGTCGTTAAAGAGGCAGGTTACCGGATAGCAGACAAAGATGATTGCGATTGCGAAAAATGCAAGCTAAGACGCGCCGAAAAATCCAAGATCAATGGAAGCGGCACGATACATTGAAAAAAAGGCATATCCGAAGCGAGTTACAGATATGCCCCAAAACGCCAAGTGGTGTGGGCGATCTCTAATCCAAAAAGAAAGGTAAGTATGAACCGTTTATTAAAGCAAGTCAAGCTGTCTGAAAGACAGTTAGGAGCAATCATGCAAGATTGTACGTACATAAACGCAAAGCGAGTTTCCAAGTTTGTCATCGAAAAAACGTTGTACTCTTTTTTACCGTTTTTTCAAAAGCGGGAGAAGTTGAGCATCATCGATGTTCGCGAGCTTTACCTTGAGATAACCCGGCAAGAGGCTTTATTAGCCCAAGCAAGAATGGAGCTTGGACGGTATCTGTCCATTGTTGATTGTACAGGCATGTCGCCATTAGCCAAGGAGGAGGTAAACAATGAATCAACGTGACGAGCAACAACGAAAAAAAGACGCGGCATTTGCGGTGGCTGTTTTAAAAGGGTTAATGAGTTTTATTTTAGCTTTGTCAATTGGCATAATGGTTTACAGCTTTGATAGCGCCGGTGTGTTTGATGCGTTTTTAGATCGGTCTGAACGTGAGGTATGTGAGAGCAAGGAGTCTCAGTATGAGTGAGGGTATTTGGTTTTCCTGCGATTTTTTTGAGGCTATGGAGCAGCTTCGCGCGGGGAAAACGGTTAGGTCTAATCTTGGCGACACCTACAAAATTAAAAGCGGCTTAGTATCCCGCGACGATTCCGAAAGTCGTTATATGATGTTTTCGCGGGGCGAAATAAACGGACAATGGGAGTACTTTGAGCCGGCGGACGGAGGTGCAGCATGAGTTTAATCATGACCACTGAAATGATCGCGAATATGGCAAAAGAGCATGGCGTAAGTGGGTTTGAAATGCTCAGGATGCTCAAAGACTACGATGCCGAAGATTTTGAGCCGCATAATCGAGCATTGTTTATTGGTAGCTCTGATTGCGCAGCCATCCTTGGGGTTAGCCCTTGGTCAACTGCTTACGATGTGTATTTGAGAAAAACACCAGGGTACGTTCCGGAAGAGTTAGAGCCAGAAAAGGCCAAAGTGTTGCGACGCGGCACAAGGATGGAGCCATATATCCTGCAGTGCGTGGCCGAAGAGCTGGACTTAGAAATTGTGGCCCGTGGCAAGCGATACATTGACCGCGACGATAGTTTTATTTGTGCCGAAATTGATGCCGAGTTTATTGACGAAGACGGCACAGTGCAAAATATGGAGATCAAAACAGCATCTCAATACACTGCTAAAAATTGGGATGACGTCCCTACCTATTACCAAGCACAGGCCATGCACGGGCTGATGGTTACAGGAAGACAGCGGGTATTGTTTGTGGTTTTGATTGGCTCTGATGATTTGAGGACGTTTTGGCTTGAGCGTGACGAAGAAATCATACAGTACATTCGCGAGATGGAAAACGAGTTTTGGTACAACAACGTTATTGCAAAGGTTGCACCTGAGCCAAAGACTGCGGCCGACGTGATGAAGATGTTTACAAAAGTCGTTCCCGGTGGGGTTGAGGCATCCTTTGAGGTGCTGCAGGCGGTAACGAAATTAAAAGATCTTAAAGCTCAAGAAAAGAATTTAAAAAAGGCAAAAGAAGAGGTCGAAAACGAGGTCAAGTTAGCGATTGGTGCTTACGAAGCTTTGACTTTTCAAGGAAAGGTTCTTGCGACTTGGAAGTCTTCGCCTGCCAATCACTTTGACACAACAGCGCTTAAAGAGGCAAACCCTGAGATTTACGAGCAATTCTACACAAAATCAATGACCCGAAAATTTTTAGTTAAATAAGGAGTTTATCATGACTGTTCAAAACGTAAAAAATGCAGTAAACCCCTTCGGAAAAAAGGAAAGCGCAAGCGTCTCAACAGTGTCTATTGAAGAGCAGCGCGCAATACAGGAGGTTCAGGCGGCCATGGTGATTGCCAAAAAGTTTCCGCGTGACCCGATCGTGTCTATGGACCGAATCCTAAACGCCTGCACACGAAAAAACCTAGCTGAGATGGCCGTTTACTCGTATGTTCGCGGCGGGGCAAACGTATCGGGGCCAAGTATCCGGCTTGCCGAAACTGTAGCTCAAAACTGGGGGAACATCCAGTTTGGCATCAAAGAACTCAGCCAAGATAATGGCGTGAGTGTTGTTGAAAGCTTCGCGTGGGACTTGGAGACTAATACGCGAACGAGCAAGATTTTCCAAGTATCGCACATCAGGTATACAAAAAACGGTATCAAACCTTTAACTGACCCGCGCGACATCTACGAAAACATCGCAAACAATGGGGCTAGACGACTTAGAGCGTGCATCTTAAGCGTGATCCCTGGCGACGTAATAGAGACGGCGGTTGAGCAATGCGACGTCACCCTTGCCGCCCATGTTGACATTACCCCAGAAGGGATAAAAAAGATGGTCGAAGCGTTTGCGTCTTTTGACGTTACGCAAGAGATGATCGAAAAAAGGATAGGCAAGAGAATGGAGGCAATCAACCAGGCTCAGATGGTGCAATTTAAAAAAATCTACGCAAGCTTGCGAGACGGCATGAGTGAGCCGTCAGCATGGTTTGACCTCGTAGAAAAAGACGAAAAGCCCAAACCTGCGCCATCGTCAACCGAAAATCTTAAAAAGTCGATAAAAATTCCTCCTGCTGCCCCCGCTCATGCGAAAGGAGTTTTACCGTCCGACGGTGATTCGATCGACAAAGAGACCGGCGAGGTTTTGCAGCCCGGCCAAGGTGGCGAAATGGAGGACATCCCGCAATGACAGATTGTAAACACACAATGGGGCCGTGGGAAGCATGCGCCCCCGGAGATTATGCAGATTTTGACGGTAAATGCAGCGTGATACTTGGGGATGATATGCGTATAGCTATCGTTCAGGGCGTTAGCGATGAAGATCTAGCAAACGCGCGCTTAGTCGCCTCAGCCCCAGATCTGCTTGCGGCTCTTGAGTCTGTTGTTGACCTTTTGGACAGCCCTGTAAATTATTGCGAAACAAGAAAAATATTCGAACATGCAAGGGAAGTGATCGAAAAAGCAACCGGGGGCAAGCATGGACAGAATATTTGAAGGATCAAACCTTCTGGTCAAGATCGGAGACATCGCAGAGTGGGCCGGTGTCTCAAGAGCTACGGTGTACCGTATGCAAAAAAAGAACGGCTTCCCCAGACCCCAAAAGGGGCTTGCATCTCTAAGAGATGTTCGGTACATCGGTGGGGAGGTGTTTGAGTTTTTCACGGGAGAGGCGCGGCATGAGTGACATAACCGAAGCAATCATGAACGGCGAGTGCTGCGAGCAGTGCATGTGCGAATTCGCAGAGGGCAAAGGTTTCCCGCGCCTTTGCCGGGGGTGCGACCGGGAATACGAACAATTTTTGTTGAAGGAGGTTTTAGAATGATCGCAGAAAAAAAGGAATAAAACATGAGTTACACAGCAGTAAAAGCGCTTTGGCCTGGCGAAAAAGCTGAGGATTACGAAAGATTGCACAACGCAAGCGTCGGTCTTGCTGTAGTTTGGGAGTACATGTACAAGACATACGTGCTTAGCAATGTTAAGCGTTATCTTATCGAGCCTATCCCCGATTATATGTTTAAACGCTGGAGCGATAACCAATCAATTTGGGCTGGTGGGATTTTTCAAAGCTATACTATACCAAAGCATCAGCGAGCGGTCCTTGCCCTTGGGTTTGATTGCGCGCATGTAGAAAGTAAAGACTACGCTCTTGCTGCTAGCGACATACGCAAAATAATTGTCGATATCGGCGACATAGGTTTTCAGACGCATTTGCCAAGACTCGCCGAAATTTTTGAATCTAAACCGGATTGCCCGGCTATTGGAGTATGGTTTACTAGTGTTGCGCCTGACCCGTACTTGGGCACATATAACCCAAAAACTGATAGTTACGACGAGTTTGGATGGGAACACTCGTGGAGTATCTATGACTGTTTGGAGGCCTAAACCATGGGCTACATCCAAACATTAAAAAATGAAGCCAACAGACCGGGCGTGAGCGCCGAGCTTCGCGAAGCCATTGCTGAGCGCATAGCAAACGGAATCGAACAGAAAGAGAAAAGCAAGCAACCGTCGCCAAAGCCAAGCATGTGTAGATGCGGCTTTCCTCCTTCAGTTTTTAGGTGGATAGATCCAAAATTGGAGTGCTATAGTGTAGTTTGCTACAACGAAAAATGTAGCCTAAGAACCATTTATTGGCCGAACGTTGACGACGCAGTTAGGGCTTGGAATTTTGACCCAAGCGACCCTCCACGTGGCAAGCCGGAAGACGGTAAAATTTAGTAAGACATAAACGGCGGGAAATAAGGCGTTAATTGCGATTGTATTTATACAAAACAAAGGTTTGCAATGCCTTATTTCCTCCTTTGCAGGTTTTCGTTTATGCTTCTGTGTTTTGATATTACGATTTTGAAGCTTTAAAGCAAGAGCCACCCATTTGGGTGGCTTTTGTTGTGGGTTTAAATCGGCCAGGATATTGTTACGCTAGTGGGCCGATGCGATGTCTCGTAATTTGGATCACATTGCATCTTACCTGTGTTAAACCTTACCGTAAACCCAAGCTCTTTAATCGGGTTGATATACTCATTAAAAAATCTTTCTTTGACGTGCTCCCACCTTATAATGTAAGGTTGAGGTAAAATTACCTTGTACCCGTGGTACTGGTCCATGCTGACAGATAGCACCATCGTTAGTCGATCATGGCCTAGAGCAGCCGCGTTTTTTATCTCTGCTAAGAGTTGGTCTAACGTCCCCAGCTCGTCAAAAAATTTTTGCGTGTGAATATTTGTCACTTGGGCTTGTGTCTCTTTTAGCATTTTTTAAACTCTCCATCCATCTGCAAACTCAACTCCAGCATCTTTTAGCTGTCTCAATATATCAAAAATTGCTGCAACATCTCCGCGTGGATCAACTCGCACTAATTGACCGTAGCCTATATCCTCGATCTCCCCCAGCTGCGCAAAAATATCCATAATCTTAGATATGTCCCCTGTGATCACCACGCCCACCATCCCGTTAGGATATGAGGTTGGGAGTAAAGCTTTTGGCTGCCCTTTTTTTGCATTTTTTAGCTCACGGATTGACTCCGCGGTCTCGCGGGCAAAGTCTTTATTCGTCATTTTTCGAGGGTTTTTCATTTCCATTCCTTTAGTTGATCGCAGCACATGCTGCATAACTGTATTGTATGCCGGTATACATAAAAGATCAATACCGTTTGTCATCTTCATATTTCTTAAGCAACTCCTGCAGGCCCAGACTTACTGAGCCATATTGTTGCTTAAGATTTTCTAAAATCGGAGCAAGAGACGGGTCAACCAAAAACTCAACCCGTTTCATTTTTTTTCTGTACTGAGCTGTACGCTCAGTTTGGGATTTAGCCATTTTAATCTCTAAAATCTTTTGTTAATTTATTTGCTTTTTAGCCCTAAAGCTTGACTGATAACGCGCTCCAGTTGCTCTTCTCGATATCTCCAACCGCCAATCTTTTCTATTTCTTGAGATTCTTTCTTATTAAAAGATGCGTAAAAAGCAAAATAGCCTTTTGATGCTTGCTTAATCCACCATTTCGCATCTAGAAGCTTTGGATGCTTGGCGACGACTTCGTCGCACGAAAGATGTTTCATTGCGATGTCTGGACGAGGAGTCCATGGGCCATCGTAACCTTCCATGCATATAGATCGCGCGTAGTCGACAGAATCCCAATCATAACCGGCTGTTTCTCTGATTTTCATCATGTTTGAGTATCGAATTGCTTCTGCAAAAGCGTTCTGTCTTAACGTACCAGATTTGATTTCTTGAACAGCCATGCCGTGAATTTTATGCAGTTCTTGGACGCGATTTATAAAATCCAAAACTTCTTTATCTAACATTTTTTTAAAAACGGGGATATGTATCATTTCCTATTCCTTTTTGGTTGATCGCAGCACGATTGCTGCATAACCGTATTGTATGCCGGTATACAGAAAAGATCAAGACCGCCTGTCGAAAAACACAAAAATAATACCCGCGCGCGTGTTAAATTCGTTTTTTTTGATCATTTGGGAGTTTGTATGCTTAAAAATGTCATCTTAGTTGTTGCGTGTTTATCTTTGGCTTCCGCATCTTTTGGGCGTGACTTATCTGTAAACATCCAGCAGCGTATAGACTATGATATAGCGCGAAAAAATCTAATTGAAGACGGTTGGCAGACGTACCCGCGATGGGAGAAGAATGCAGATACTATCGAATCCATGGCCGAGGCTACATCATGCGGCGAGTCTGACGAATTCGGCGACCAGATGTGCAGGAAGTATGAGGAGTGGGACGGATGCGGTCATGTCTGCGAGATGTACTTTGTTGACATAAAGGGGAATAAGACACTAAGGGTTATGACTAACCATCATGACGCATCGGACGAGACCGAAACCAAGGGTAGCGTCATTGGGTGGGGTTTTGATACTTATCAACCTAATGTGCAGCAAGAAAAAAAGGAAGAAAAACCAAAACCAAAGGAAAAAACTTGGGCAGATGTAAAATGGGTCAAAGTCAGCAATAACTATTATTACAGCAAAGATTACCTTTTTAGACAGCAAGAGCTTAGGCCTGGGGTCTGGCAGGACGAATTTAGGATTGACGTCATGTCTAACTTGCCTGATTTGAACTGCTCGATATTTTCGATCAGTTGAACTAGTGCAAATTTTGCACTAGTTGGTGTACGTTCTTTCAACATGCACAAAAAAGCCCTCGAAAGAGGGCTTAATTTTTACGCTTTTGTATACTTTAAAGTCCCAACGAGCCGATCAACCGCATCGGTCGAGACTAGGCCGTCCTCATCGATCGTTACCGATGCCGCAGCCCAAGTCATCGCTGACGTCGAGCGCGCAGCAAATGACATAGTAACGAGCGCATCAACATACGCTGATGTTATCGTGCTATTGATAACCTGCGCAGCTGTCACGCTTGAGATGTCAAACAGCATCTGGAACACGGGCTTACCAGCAAATATCTCAGCCGTTTGATGCTCTGTGCCGCTCGTTTGATTTAGCGACACAGCGAACAGTGCAGGGCTATCGTTAGCATCTCCGGCGTACAGTCTGGATTCACCATTGATCGATGTTACAGCCGGTTTACCAAAAGCTAACGCCGTCGGCAAGTTTTGATCGGACCGAAACATTTTGATCTCAGTGATAACAGTCATTGTTAGAACGTTCCGCCGTCGATATTGCTTGGCGCTACAGCAGATAAGATACCGCCGGTTTGCGTGATTGTTGTACCGTCGATCTTAACCCCCACACCAGTTGCGGATACGTTAACAGCTGCTAAAGTCCCGGTGGGCGATGACTCTGCTCGAACAGAGATTTCGCCGTTATTCATGTTGATACCGTCTCCGGCGATGAACATAGCGGCAACATTGTCAACAAGAGTTTTTACTGCAAGCTGGGTTGGTAATTTATTGTCGGATGCGTTATCAAATGATGCATCTGTGGAGATGCTAACATTGGCTGTTTTTATTGTTGTACCGCTGGTGTTGTCAAAAACCGGAATATCGCCGACGTTTGTTGTTGTCCCGCCGGCTTGGCTGAAGGTAATAACCCCTTCGATGTTGCCCTGGATGATGTCAAAATCCGCTCCAACAGCTGCTTGGGTACCCCCGGCGTTTGTTTCGTTACAAATAACCATATCGCCAGATTGTACGGCAATGCCAGATGGGCCACCAATTTTACCGGCTACCGAAATTTTATATACGTCGCCTTTGGTTGCGGCTGGATAATTGGGGTTAGATGATGCGTCGATCGTACCCTTGTATTCCATTCCGCCGCTGATGCCAGCAATGGCGGCGGCAACGAATGCGGTAGTTGCCACTAAATCACTTGAGTTGCCCGATGCTGCTGTGGGGGCTGTGGGGGTGCCGCTGAAAGCGGGTGACGCGAGAGGGGCAAAATTACTACCCGCGACCTCAATAACTCCGCCGTTTTTATCACCAACAAAAACGCGACGCGCGCCGCCAAAATCGCTAACTGCAATCTCACCGAACGCTAGTGAGGTAGGGACCGCGAGCGTCGTGGATCTTTTTATCTGAATAGTTGTCATGAGGAATTCCTTTGGAAATTAATTAATTAATTAAACAAGGCTAACTCCCCAGAAGCCACTTGTGGTAGAACTGTACTGCAATAAAAATAATCTGTCAATTATTTAAAATTGACCGCCGTCCACTTCTTGAGAGATCGAATCGAGCGTCACTTTATCCTGAGCAGACATCAAGCCAGCCAAGGTTTCCGTGGCGGCTGGCAGTGTTGCCGACGTGCCTGTGCTTGACGTGATGTCAATCGCCGAATCTGTTTGATTCGCTACGCCAAGGTTAGTCGCAGACCCGCCACCGCCTCCACCGCCGCCGGTGGAGATAACCCAGGTCGCTAGGTTTATTGTCCCGCTCATGACGACTCCATTCTAAATTCAAGCTTCGGTCCAGACATCGATACGACCTCAATTAAAAAATTAGCGAAAGGGGCAACAAAGCTTGCCGCATAGTCGCCGCTAACAGTAATAACCGTAGGTTCTGCAACCTTTTCGCCCGACGATATGCAGGGGTAAATATTTACTGTCCCGGTGCCCTTAAGCGATATCCCGTGGGCCACCTCTCCGTTCAGATTGACAACTCTCTTTACCCCCGCTTGGGTAAATTCAAAGTATGAGACTTTCATTTACCATGCTCGCGTTGAGTTAAAAAATTGTATGTATGTTTGTGGCCACCCGGCTTTCATGTCATATTTTTCCGGTTCCGTTTGGAGTGCTAGTTTATCCCTGTGACCCTGCGCAATGCTGAGTATAAGCTGGTCATGTTCGTATATTTTAGCAATTAACTCGTGACAAAGCGCGGCTGTTAGCTCTATTGTTTGATTTTCGCAAGTTTCTATTTTGTAAGTTTGGTCAGCCCAATGATTCAAAAACATCATAAGCCTAACGCGAATAGATTCGTCGGTAAATATCCACTGTTCTTTGCCGTCAAGCATCACTTTTGAGCCACCGTGGCGGCACTCGCGGGCTTTTACTCTTATCTCCTCGAGCTTGTCATATGTTTTTTGCTCAAAAGTCAAAGTTGGAACGGGTATGATGATAACTTTTCCGTCTTCGACTTTGTACCTCTCGCCGGGCTTTCGTTTCATCGCTTTGTTATACTCTTCGATTGGTATATCTATAATGTCGTCCGGCAGATCTTTGTAATTAAGATCGTACGGGAAAAATCCATGGAGCTTTTGCGAATACCTTATCATTGCCATTTTTATGTCCTTTATTTAATATCCAACGGATATCCACGGCACGTTTGCTTGATTTAAATTGCCACTGTTGTGCACTGTAAACTTTGTGCGGTCTACATATTGGACGCCAAGAACGCCAATCACGTTCGAAGCGGAAGAAAAGCTGTTTCCACAAAGCGTCATCAAGTGCGCAGTCGGATAAAAAACGTTTAAATTTATGTCCATCGATGTTTGTGCGACAATTGGAGAACCAACCCCCCATTGTATAATTAAACCGGTAGGCAAATATTGGTATCCATTTTCGTCGATTTTTATCTTATATTGACTTAGGTCTGCTTCCGCTTTTGCCGTATATATATTTGTACCATCAGACCACACAGACATTGAGTAGCCCGTGTTTATTGTTACGCTAGCACCGCTTGCGGACGTCTTGCATGTCACGCCAAATACACCGGTGCAGCTATTGTTGACAATCCATTGTCCGGAAATCTCTGGGAATATCAAGTTAACATTTGCTGTTAGTGTGCCTGATAGCGCAATGATCGGACAGCCCCACTGCATCGGTGTCAACGTCACGTTAGCACTGGACATTGCAACCGCAGCAACACCATTGGTTGTATCAGGCGCCCATCCTGCTGCATCTGCTCCGGCGGCTTCTGGGTTGGACGTATTGTTGTCAACCGTATTAAGCCAGTATCCCGCGCCGTCAGAACGAGCCACGCGGGCACCCATTGGGTATCCATTTACGTTTGGATCATTCGCAAACGCCGAGTCGTAGGTAAAGCCCGCACCAGAACTCATCCATTTTGATATGCCCGATATCTGGTTCAGGATTCCGTTCATGTCCAGCCCTGATGGCGGCACACCGCCAGCGGCCAAGGGTGTTCGCGTCAGTGGTGGGAATCCGTCGGCGAATGATGCTGCGCCGGGTTTTACGCCGATTTGCGATGCAACTGGTATCGTATTTTTGCCGCCCGTTTCGGCAAACGGTAAAACAATCTTATCTGGTTTGTCATCTAACTGCATACATTGCTCCCTCTCGTATAAATGGTGCCTCGTCAAACGGTGTGCAATCAGACGCAAAACCAAAGCACGGCATGACGGTATTTATTACCATTGCGCCAACTCCCGCCGGCCTTGGAAGCGCTCCACTTTGCGTCATAATTGCCACCTCATAATTTGTTAAACTAAATTCAAAAGTATACCGCAAAAACATCCCGCCGACATCATTAACATAACACGTTCCTCTACCTTCGAAAAGGTTCTGAAGTATTTGGTTTATGGATGGCGCGTTGGTTGATGCTATGTTGGCCATGGCTTTAAGCAGGATCAGTTTTCGGTATGCGTCGTCGGTAAGTTTGTAGGTCTGTGTTGCTGGTGTTTGGCCGCTGTAAAACGGCGCCTCGTCAAAAGGCGTAACGTCTGGCGTGGCTTCGTTGGTCTCAGAAAAGCCAAAATATTGGATCTCAGACGCAATAGTCAGCTCGCGTGGAATATCGACAATGCGACCCCAGATATCAAGCCCAAAACCTTGCGCAGTCTCAACATTCCAAACAAAATCGAAAAATTTGTCAAAATCGGCTCGCGGGTCAAGATACTGATTCATATTGCGGATCAGCTGGATAATCGTAGCGCTGTTGCCATACTGGCTAATGATGGTTTGTTCGACGTTGATCATACGAGCGTGACCGCAATATCGTCAAGATTAAGCGTTGGGTATTGGTCAATCCCAACTTCAACACTTGGAAGGGTAGGGCTGTCTATACCCACAAAAATGGAAATGATCGACAAGATGGACGACACGGACGAAATTGCGCAGTAGTATCTGCTTGCAAAAATGTTCGCACCGATTCGCTCGCGTGCCGACCCATCAAGCCCAGAAAACCTCGCAAAAATGTCTGCCCGGATAAGGTCTACCACGTTTGCCGGCAGAGATGGGTTGTTGACGACAGTCACGGCAAACTTAATCGCCACGGGGTTTGGTCGTTGGAACGTGACATTGTACGCAGGGTATGGATAGTTGTAGCCGCTTTGGTCAGTGACGACTACAGTAGTGTTACCGTTGTAATCGCATCCCACGTCCTTTTTGCGCCAGATTGCCTGTGCCACCTCAGCGTCTGTACCACCCACAGCGGCAACGTACACAGAGTGAGGCAGCAGGGGATAGTTAGTCGCGCCTTTGTAGACAGTCTCGCCGCTCGGGTTATCTAGTACGTAGCAGTCAACAACATCGCTCACATTAAAAACAGATGCGTATATGGCCCCCGGGGAGCCGTTAGCGTTGATAAAAACAGAGTTACGCCGACGGTACTCAAAGTCCGCGCGACTCTCTTCGTTGCCGCCAATTGCGCCAGCAGTGACGTTGTTGATCGCATCCCAACCAGGGATGGCTTGATATACTTGAGTAAGCGTGCCGGCAGCGCAAGGGATTGGTCCGTTTTCAACGTTTTGGAACTCGGCTACAGCGGTGCCGCCTTGCCCGATAGTTACGTTGCCAGACAGGATATACGTATTTCCTGACGTGTCTTGCGCCAAAGCCCCCGCGGGGATAATTGCACCCGGCAGCCCGGTGATGGTCGCTTGCACCGTCGTCGGTGTAGCTGGCTTGCGTGTCAAAAAGTAAATGCGCGCAATAGCGTCCTGAAAGCGGCCCGACGCATACTGCGGGTCAACTTGGTTAACAAAGTATGCAAACTCATTGTTTTTGTCGCCGATGATGGCTGTTTGGCTTGATGCTAACTGACCTTGTGGGGTCTCTAATGCGTCATTCAAACCACCACCAAAGGCCGAGTCCATGTCGGCCTGAACACCAGCAAGGATGTCAACCTCTTGGGGCAACACCAGCCCGGCTTCGGTGAACGTCAATCTTGGCACGCTAGAAACTAACGTCATTTTCTGCCCCCTTTTCGTCAATGAATTGTATTTGGCCGGTTACGGCTCTATTGTCAAAAGATTCAATTATGCACCGCGCGGACACGACGCCCGGAACAGTCATTGCGGCTTTTTCGATGTAGCCCACAAGTAATGCAATGGGCGGCAACTGGCCGAGGACGTCTTCGAAATATGGGATACCCTCATTTCTCGAATACCACAGCTCGCCCAAAAACAACCGAACTGCGCTGGCTACATCTTGGGCCAAGGCGTATGGAGGTGTTGCCATGGCAATATTGCCCGCGCTATCCATGACTAAATCCCACTCTGTCTGGTCAAGCAGTAATGTATTGTACATTGTCATGCCGGCGCTCCTGTGTTGCCACTGCCCGGGGTTACGCCGCCATGTATGTGCGTATGGACGCTTGTGCCCTGAGCTGTTACGTCGTTTACGACAGAGAGCGGACCTTGCATTGTTGCAGACCCGCCGCCGCTGCCCATTCCTTGGGTCAAGGGGCCATTCAGAACGGTGTTGCCGTTGACTGTAAAAGTCGGCGTTGTGATCGTTGTAGACGCACTCGCATTGACTGTTACGGTTTGCGCATCAAGCTTTATATTTGGAGCTTTGAGCGTGATCGCATTGGGCGAATATATCGTTATCCCCGAGCTGTCAAACTGCACGTATTGCGTCGGCGCGCCATTGAGCATCCCCCCCAGGTACAGGCCGTCTGAAAAACTAAACTGCCTAAAACTCCCCGGGTTGCCTTGTTTTTTGGTTGACTTGATCTTTGAGATGTCGCGTGATGCAAATACGCATACGCCAACATCCCCGGGCTGGGGGTCGAGTATGATACCGTTGCCGCCACCTTGCACTCGCAAGTATGGAACGTTAAACACCTTGGGTTGAGGTGTTGGTTTGCCGTCTCCGTCAAGCTGATTCACAAGCGGGGTGACGTCAACAAAGCCAACCGGCGAAACCCCGCCGGAGTTTGTGCATGACTCAATTCGTACAAGCGTGGCCGTTTGGATTTTGCCCAGCATTTGCTTGACCATGAATACCAGATTATTGTATTCGCCCCATGTTGTTGATGGTCTTAGTTGGCCATCTGGTATACCCTTATCGTTTGCTGATTGAGAGGCCACTTGCATTCCCCCTTACAGTTGTAAACCATTTCCCACCGGGTGTTTGTGATTCTAAATCATGGGACATCGAAGCGACAACCCATTCGCCTTCGGCCCTTTGCACTTCTTTTGTTGTAATTTTTATTAGCCCTCCAAACGTGACAGATGGATTAAATAAGGTTGAAAAATTGACCCCAAACCCATCAAACGTCGGGTATCCAATCATGCCCGATGTTGCTGACATTTCGGGTATTGATAACGTTTTTCGTGGCGCGTTTCGCGGGGTTATCGCAAGGGTTTTATCGTCTAAATACAAATCAATACCGGCCGTTTCGGCCAAGTATTTAGCTTGCTCCATATTTGTGTTGTTCATTGACAAATCAACAACCTTTACGTTAACGCCATTGTTTTCGAACGTATAGCCCATTTCTTTCGATATCTGCTCCATAACTGTTGCGACATCTACAGCACCCTTAAAGCTACGAGCTTTTGCCGGTTTGAGCATATTGTGATTGGCTGCTTGCGCTTGGATGTGTAAAAAAACATCTGGCATATTTGCGTAATCTGCCCAGGCGTTGACAATATTTCCGCCAAATACTAAGGTCTCGATTGGCCCATCAATCGCAAAAACTTCGATTACGCTTGGCAGTATTTCAACTCGATACCCTACGGTCGTAACACTATTCATATCTGATTGCTTGACGCCGTAAATCTTGGCCCTAAGAGTGCCCATCTGCACTCCTCCTGCCTTGTCAATATTGACAGATGCCCTGAACCCTTGGATGATTACTTGATCTTTACTGTTAGACCCAAACGTACCGGTGCCTAATGTTATGATAAATTTAAGGTCTTTTTTATTCTCATACGACGACATTCGCGGCCTCCGCATCATCCAAATAAACCAGCGAATAACGCGAGCCAAGACCATCATAATATGGGTCTTGCTCTCCTTGGTTGTCGATAAACATCAAATTACCCACAAAACCTGTATAAGTCCTAAACACAAGGGGTACGGCATTGCGAGCGAGTACGCACGTGACAATATCGACGCCATTCGAACTTAAGTCAAAAAACAGCCCTTGGCGTTTTTGGTATGTAAAAATCTGGCACGCTTGACCACCAAGAACAATCTTAGTAATCTGCGACGGTGCGGCTTGTAGTGGGATCTCAATCATTTAAATTCCAAACCTTTCCGCTGCCTTTTTAAGTGTTGATTTTTCCGGCTCTTTTGGTTGTACTTTGCCGTTATCCACGGGCTTGGCTGCTCCCACGTCCTTTGGTGAGTCCACCTGCTGGTTTTGTCTGTTTGACGTTGCGTACTGTGCTGATACTTGCCGTATCTCTTTAAGTACTACTTCAACCATAAGCAGAGTGGCCCCTCGGTCATTTCGGCGCTGGTAACTGTACCGCTCGATCGAGTAGTCAACGTAAGTAAATTCTGGGGTGACAACGCTGTACAAATCGATGGACTTGCTTGCGTCGTGCATGGCTTGTAAAAAGTCATGTCGCTCCGATTCGTTGCCGGTCATGCACAGCGTAACAATCGGGCTTGCGGGGCTTTCGACTTTGTTGTAACTTGCAAACGCGCCACCCTCAACCGGAAAATCAGATATCTTTGATTCAGTGTCGAAATCGAGTGACATCGTTGAAAATGTCGGACCAAATCCCGCCCCCCTTGCGATCGATCCCAAAAAACCGGAAAACTTGGATTGACCACCAAGGGGGGACCCGTTTTTATCAAAGATACCCCATCGGCTTTGGGTTTGTAGTGTCGTCCACGCTATGCCCTGCAAGACATTGAGCGCAAATACCCCCACGCTCGTGGCTGATACTGACGTGCGCGGGATAGCGGGCACGCCGGGTAGCTTTGGGATGTTAGGGAATGGTATTCGTGCCATTACATTAGTCCATAGTTCGCCTGGTTAGCGAAAAGATAATTTAGAGACTTGCCCATGTCTGATGCGATACCCTTGGCGTCTGTTGCTTTTGTGTTGATCGTAATCTGACCAATGTTTGTTTCCACGCTGCTTGACGATGCTGCGTCCTTGCGCGCGGGGCCAGCTTGTGCGACACGTGCGGATGCTCTTGCCCCTGATGCGGCTTGGGATGCGCCTGGGATGCCGTTGTAAATGCTATTCGCAAGAGCGGCCCGCTTTGCAGCTTCGCCCATCTTGTCAGCCGGTCTTTCGTAGTATAAAGATACAGCCGCCGCCGCTTCCCCTGCGGTCTTTGCTGATCTAAGCTTTTGGCCAGCGCCTTTTTCTGCGCCTTTTGTAAGCTCATAATCGATAAAAGCAAGCTGCTCCTCAAACGATGATTGTCTAATGTTTTTACCAAACGCCTTTGCAAAGTTTTTTTGGCGATCCGGGTGCCATTGCGCAAGACCGTATGCCCGGCCGCCGTCGCCAACCGCGTCAAGCTTAAATGCGGACTCTCTTTTGAGATTTGCAACGATGCCGGAGGCTTGTTGCTTGGTCCACCCTTTGCTCTCAAAAAAGGATACGGCCCGAGCTTCTGCGTTGTTTATTTTTACAGAGCCTTTTGAGTTAACTGTTGGGGTGTCCGAAGACCCAGCCATGCCTGACGCTGGAGGGCTAACCGTCGGATCATTCGGATGCGTCACTTCGTAAAGCCACGCGCCAAAGCTTCCTGAACCGGTTAACTTTTTAGTGATCGGGTCAATGATGTTTTCATTGATTTTTTCGCCCAGCTTGTATCCACCGTATCCCGCAAGGCCAAGTGCGCCAAGACGACCCGCGATTCCAAGCTTGCCACCAAGCGCACCAATCTTTAGCCCAGCACTCGCGGCGGCGGTTTTTATAATGTTCTTTGCAAGCACTGCAAAAGCGGCGGCAAGCAAGATGATTGCGCCATGCCAGCCGTCTGTTGCCTTGGCCAGCTTGTCCCACATGCTCCAATTGAATAGGCTATCACCACCTCGCTTCCAAACCTGATAATCCTGATAAAGCGCTGCCAAGGCTGCGGTAAGCGCGGTTATTGCTGCGACAGTAAAATTAATTGGGGTTAATGCCAATCCTATGGCCGCTAATTCAGCGGCGAGCATGGTCAAAAATATCTTTACAAACTCTTGATTGTTTTTGACCCACTCTCCAAGTTTTTTAAATACCCCTAAGACCGCCTCAAGCGCCGGCATAGCCGCAGACAACAATTCCCGACCAAATGATTCAAACGTTTGGCGCGTCTCAACCATCGTCTGCTTGAGCCTGCTCGCTTCTTCGGCTTGCTTCTTCGTGACCGCGCCGTATTCTTTCTGTCGGGCAATCATCAATTCAACCTCTTGGCGGCCTTTAAGTAACAGATTCATGGTGCCTTGGTCGATACCCATCATCGCACCCATGTTGTTGGCTGTGACGCGATCTATGGAGCTAAAACGCTCAGACAGCGAAAGCAGGATATCGCCTACAGGGCGGGCCTTACCGTTGGTTTCGGCCATGGCCACACCCAGGGAGGAAAAGAAGGGTATTAGTGATGATTCGCCGGTAAGTTGCAGCTCAGTTTGAGCTTTGCTAAGCATGTCCATCGTGCCCTGCAAGCCCTGCGCTGAGCCTCCGGCCATCTCTGCTGCGTTGCCCCATGCAGAGATGTTGTTAGCAGAGTCGCCCAAGTTTTTGGATAGACGATCAAGAGCCGATGAAGCCTCGATTGTTTGTGCAACAAAATTTTTGATCGCCATCGTACCACCGATGACGGCCAAGAACTTGGTGGCCACTGAGCTTAGGTTTTTAAAACTGTCTTCGCTCTTTTTGCCAGCACCCTCGATTTTCTTGCCGGTTTTCTCAGCCTCTGCCCCCGTATCTTTTAGTCCACGGTCAACCTTCTTGCTCGCCGCAGAAAACGGGGTAGAGTCAAGTTTTAGAGTGACAAGTAGGCTATCGATTAAAGTGGGCATATGTTTTATTCCTGATGCGCAAGGGCGTCGTTGTATCCGTCAATAAAGAGTATTTCGAGCAGGTCGTAAAGATCCTTAACGCCGTAAACCGTATCCAGCTCGTGCAGCGTAGCCAGCCTTTTAGACACGACTACACCAATGGTTACGGGTACGTTTAGATAGTCGGCGTAATTCTTTTTTTGGTTTTGCTGGCCGCCGCTGTGTCGTCTAAGGGGGCGACGGCCTGCAAAAAAGCTGTGTGCAGTTTCCAAACCTCTGCGCGCAGCTTAATGCGCGTTGATATCTCTTCGATCACCTCGCCACCGTGCAGCATTCGCATTTTAATGTGAGGCTTACTGGGGTCCGGGATAACCTCGACGCACTCCCACATTTCGTTCAACAATGGTTCGGCGATCTCCCACTTCAGCCCAGACAAGGCTTTTATTCCGATTTCAGCCATGCCTGCCATGCCCGCGTGCTCCAAGCCCTCGGGCAGGTCGGCGTTGTTGGCCAACAGGGCCAGTAAAGCCCGCATAGCCCATGACTCGGCTTGGCTGGCTGGCATTTCAGTCAAGAAAAATGTCTTGCCTTTGTCTCTGTTGTCGTCAGTGACGGTGTATATCAATGTATTTCTAGCCATAATTACTCCCCTAAAAATTTTACAGTAATGATCGATTGACGCTTTCCCATGTAATCACGTAGTCCATGGGCTGCAATACCTTTTGTGCGTCCGGAATCTGTTTTGCATTGGTTAAAATGCCGCGTGTCATGGTAAATGACTCGCCAGTGCTTGGGAGGATAATGCTCCCATTAATCCAAAAGATTTCCCTTGCCGTTTTTATGTACTGAAGCATAGCCGTAAATAAGTCCTTACTTGGGCTGTCTGCTTGCAGCGTAATCGTTTGCGTCACTGGATTTGGCGTAAAACCTGCGGTCATTCGACCATCTACGCCCATTTGCACCTCTGCCAAAACTACGGACTCGGTCGTAAAGGCGCGGTCGCTTGAGTACCCACTTAGCTGCACGGGAACCGGGTATAAACTTGGTACCACCAACGTAAAAACACTGTTGGCTGAAGTTATTGTTGTATCTGCCATTTATCCCTTACCTCACATAATGTCTATAGATGCTACGGTGATTTTTTGGATTGCTCCGCCGTCGGTGTACCACAAATTGATTACAGGAGTTCCGCGCTGCCCGCGAACCTGCGCGCCCGGGTCAAGTATTTGCAAGTAATAGCCCTGGCTCTCAATGTCCGCTGTGACGTCTTTGCCGGCAGCTTGGTTGACCTGTGCTTTTTGCGAATTAGATAGTGTGACGCCTTTTCTGATACCGCCAAAATTGATTGACGACATGATCGGATCAATCATTGCTGCGCGAATAAGCGCGTACCCGGCTTCGTTGTAAGGTATTGACTTGATCCCTACAAGCAAGTTGATCAACGCAAGCTGCAATTGGCTATTGAGATACACTTGGTTTACAAACGTATCAAGCCACTTCCATTTGCCTGAAATTTGGCTACTGTAAAGGAAGTTGAATTGATCATTTGCGGTTGCATATGACCCGTAAAAGTTATACCCGTTTGCCAGCAAGTCACTTGATGTTTGTTGATCAGTAACAGTTGCAGTAAACCCGCTTTGCGACTTAAAGGCACCTGTGATGCGGCCATTTGTGCGACTAAAGTCAATGGATGCAACAGTACCCAAAACGAACGCGGCAAGCTCTGGCGTGTTGTATACGCACATTACGGCATCATACGCGGCTTGGTCAGCAAGATAACCAAAGCACGTTTTAGAGTTTGGTACAGTTGCTTGCTCGTCTGTATCCCAACAAACGTACACGTAGCGTTGATTTTGTGCGTTGGTCCAAACTGCGAACTCTTCTTTTACGTCAACATCCGGCTCCCAGATTGTCATAAAGTCCACCCAGTTTTGGGTTGATAATTTGACGTTCGTCATGGCAGAATCTGGCGTATCTGCAACAGCACCATCCGACAGGATTGCTCCTTGCTGCGAGCTTAATTTGAGCGAATCAGCAAGGGTGCCCGATGCAAACGTCATTGACGAATCAAGTCCGGTGGTTGGGCTTTTGAGTGTAAACGTGCTGCTTACCGCATCCCACGTGCACTCTGGGGCCGTCCCGGTGAACCCTGCAACAATCATATCTGCCGCATTACTAAAGCTTGTCGCGGCGGATAGGTTGATCTCTCCTGACGTGCTTTCTGTACCGTCGATGGTGATGATCAGGGTACCCGTCATTGCCTGCAATTCAGTCAGCGTCGTTCCGGCCAATGATCCGGACCGCAACCACGCGGCACGGTCTGCGTCGGCGTATGGCGCAAAGTACAGGGTGCCTGGTTTGATCGTCGAATTATCAAAGCCTAAAAAGTAAATTTGCGCTAACTTGTATTCATCGGATGTCGGGCCAAAATATGCGCGCGCTGAATCTGCGCTAACAATCGGTAGCACGTAGCCGGATGGGATAATCTCGTTTTGCGATAAGATCACGCCATTAAGTGCAAGCGGGCTACCCCCTGCGCTTACTACGCCCGGGTTTACGACGACTATATCGCTCGCGGGTATTGTCATTGTTTTTCCTTAACAAATTACGTCAACGCTGTTGACGGTTTTTGGGTATGCTTCGTCTGCGTATTCTTGCGGCACTACCACTTTTGGGTTGTACTGCAAGGACGCTGTTAAAATCCACCTGCGCTCGTATTGCTGTTCGCCCGTCACTAATGGCGATTGCATGCCGTCAGAGCAGTAGAGAGGCTGAATATATGGCGGCAGTTGTGACGTTGCGTAATGCGACCTGTACACGTTTTTTACAGCAGTACACCAGTCACCTGCGCTCTTCCCGTAAAAATCAATCTGCACATCGATGCGCTTCGGGGTTAGCAAAGACGTCTGATTTATGGCCGCATAATCGATCACCGTCGGCGTCTCTAAATCGTATTGCCCAAGCTCGGTTAAGACTACGCATTTTTCTTTCGGTAATGGCACTTTATTGGCCTGGCCGCGCACAATCTCTGCCCCGCCTACAAAGGGTTTTAGTAGACTTCCAAGGGCATCGATGACGCTATCTATCGTTATGCTTGTTGTGTACATGTCAATCCTGCAACACAATCACAGCCTTGGTCCAATTCGGCCAAGTCTCAAGTACTTTGGTAACCAGCCAGTTTCGACCGTCGATTTGGATGATGTCTCCACCCGTTTCGTCAGGCCGCAAAACACCCGCAAGCAATCCATACATGTAGATTGCGCGAATCGAGCCTTGTAGGTTTAAACCGTCAAGATGTTTTAAATCATCGCCATCCAGAGCTTGTATCTGCGCAGGCCCAACGATTGGGTCAGCGTAGCTCGGAATCTGCGTCAAACCCGGACCGATTGTGTACCCATTTGACTTAAGCAGTGTTACGCTCACGTTTGGGTTTACAGCTGTTGTTACGCTGTTGGCTATGCGTCTTAGGTTCATTCCTTGACCTCGTGTGTGATTGAATCGAGCATATCCGAAGTGTCAATCAACGGCTTAGAAAAACCTTTTCTATCAACAGTAGTCGGCGAAAGAGCCGGGGATTGGAATTCGTTGATGCTTTGCCGTAACGCCCCTTCGATGTCTTCGCCAATCAGGCTCAAAACACGCTTACCATCGTAGTTAGTTGCCTTTGCCATATATTCTCCTTATCAGGCTACTATTG